ATCCAGAAGAACCACTTGATCCAGAACTTCCAGAAGTTCCGCTAGAACCGCTTGTTCCAGAAGATCCTCCTCCGACTATTAAAAATGCACTAAACCAAGTTCCACTTCCATCAACAGTTCCTTTTTGCAGAGTTGTGGTTACATCTGTATAAGCAGAAAAATCTACAGAATCACTGGTTCCATTTAAATATACTATTTTAGTATTTCCTTGACTTTGACCAACAGGATTAGTCAATGGATCTTGATATAATAAAACACTATTACCATTTTTTCTGATCTGTATATTTTTTTGCTGACTTGATGATCCACTACTTCCAGGCGAGGCCCACCAAGCGCCTATAGTTATAGAATAATAACCAGCAATAGTTGGCGAAAAAGAATAAGAAGGAGAAGCCGTCCACCAACCTTGAGGATCATAATAATCTACAAATTGGATTATTTTATCAGGAGATCCAGAGTTGATCGTTTGATCTGTACTCAATATACCTTCGCATATATAATTACTTGCTGTTAAATTACCACCACTAGTTCCGCTAGATCCAGAAGTTCCACTTGAACCACTTGTTCCAGAAGTTCCACTAGAACCGCTGGTTCCGCTAGTACCAGAACTTCCACTAGATCCAGAAGAACCGCTTGATCCAGAGCTTCCAGAAGTTCCGCTAGAACCGCTTGTTCCAGAACTTCCAGAAGTTCCACTAGAACCACTTGTTCCAGAACTTCCAGAAGTTCCACTTGAACCACTTGTTCCAGAACTTCCAGAAGTTCCGCTTGAACCACTTGTTCCAGAGCTTCCCGAACTTCCACTAGATCCAGAAGAACCAGTTGATCCAGCAGCTCCAGAAGTTCCACTTGTTCCGCTTGATCCATCTGGACCCTGCACACCTTCTTGTCTAGTTATTATTATTCTACTACCAGGATAATTACCTTGAGCATTTATATCTTGAGATGAAGAATCGTTATGCCAAACATAAACTTCAAAATAGTCGCCATTAGCTAATATAAATGAACTTGAAAAAATTGTTGCTGGATAATCTGCTCCACCAGAAGCTGGTATATTTATATATGAATAGCGACCTTGAGATCCAGAGACATTTCCATTTTTTACTATAAATGCTGACCTAGATGTATTTGATGTTCCATTATTATCCCAAGTTACATATCCATCAACTGCAATAACCATTGAAGAACCAGTACTATTTGTAAATCTATCTGTTCCATTAAACGTTAATCCAGTTGATCCTTGAGTATTATCAGTATCTGCTGTATCCCAAGCTACTTTAGTATTTGTACTTGATGATATTGTTTGTGTGCTGTTACTATATTTAGCTAAAGTTCTTGCTTCTGTGGGTGTTCCACTAGTTCCACTTGAGCCTGATGAACCACTACTTCCGCTTGTGCCGCTTGTTCCACTAATTCCACTAGTACCAGATGTACCACTTGTTGGCTCTATAACAACACCTCTTAAAGTTAATACGTTTCCAGTTGTGGAAGATAAAGCAAATAATATTGGTTTTGAAATATCACTATAAGCTGTAGGCTCAACTGCTTGCCATGTTCCAGCCGTGCTTGTATTTAAAAAGTAAACGGTTCCAGCAGTTAATCCACTTAATCCTGTAATTAATCCATCAATTACAACTTTAAACTTATCACCATCAATAGATTTTACTATTCCTAACACTTCAGCATTTTGGGCGCTGTTAGCTTGCGCTAAATAAAAATCTGAACCATCGTATCTGATGACATCTCCAACAACAAAAGTATGACCAACCTTCGTAAATTCTTCTATTAAAGAAGTACCATTACCAGTATCTATTTGTTTCTTAATTATATTGTCTTCAATTACTAATTTATATAAATTCTCAGTTGTTGTCGTGCTTGGTAATTCTGAGAATTTTAAATTATTAGAAGCGTCATAATATAATGTTCCTGTTGTTATGCTATCTGAAGAATCAAACTTAGATAAATAACCGCTTACTCCAGTTCCTTCAATAAGTTTTAAATTCTTTACCCCTGTTGTAGCACAATTTATTCCAGTAGCAGAAAATAATAATGTATCAGAAAAATCAGTATAACTGTTTTGATCTATTACTCCTCTTACCGAAACAGCATAATTTCCAGATGCAGTTATAGGTATAAAGAAATAAGGCTCAACGTTAGAAACAACAGTTGATCCAGATGGATAATTAAAATCAAATCTTTCAGCAATTAGTATCCCGCTAAGATTTTGTAAATTTAAAATTCCATCTCCCGATCCAGTTATCGAAGAAGAACTTCCAGTTCCTGTTGCATTATATAAACTTGAAGTATAAGTTCCTTCACTTGGAAAATACTTAAAAACATTATCTGTGGAATCGTAATTATATGCTAAATATAATTGCTTACTATTTAACGAACCGGAAGGAAACGCTATCTCATACAACGATTCAATTGCATCAGCAGAATATAAACCTGGAGGAAAAGATCCTTTGTTATCAATTATTATCGTATGGTCTCTCCATTGAATTCCGTTATCTCCTGAAGGAGAAAAAATAGAGTCAAAATTAGTACCAGAATAAAATGGATTTATTCCCGTTTGATTGAAAGCGAATTTATTTTCACCCGTGCCTTGAGTAATAAAACTTACGTTATCTATTTTTGGAGCGCTTAGATAATATGTTTCCGACAACTTATTTTCTCCGCTCTTGTTAATATATATCTCATAATCAATCGGAGCATTACTAGAATTTATCGCCCATTTGACAAATAAACGTCTATCAAAAGTTTTAGTTATAGAATCATAATCTACTTTTATTGCTCCTGAAATGGTCTGTGGATATTGATCATAAACACTATTATCAATATTATTTAACTTTAATTGACCAATAAAATATGGATCGCCAGTATTGTAAAAATCAGTAACAGTTAAACGATAAAATAATTTATCGGTTCCATCATTATTTATAAAAATACTTGCTGAAGGATTATTTCTAACCTCATTAAGGACAGTAGAAAAATCGGAAATTTTGCTGCTTTGTATAGAAACATATTTTGCATAGTCTATATTAGATAATTCATAATTAGCAAAAACACCATTTGAAACAGTAGAAGTTACATTTGAAAATGTTGAAATTGGAAAATTTAAAACAAATATCGCTTGTGATGTTTTTCCATCAACTGTATAAGAAGTTACTTTTATTCTTATATCTCTTAAAAAATTAACATCATTATATAAAGTGCTTGATAAATTAGATAAAAAACTAGAATTTAAATTATAAAAAGGATATTTTAAGTTGCCATCAAGAATTTGTATTGAATTATTATTTACATCTAAAAGTTCTACTAAGAAATTCGAAAAGTTAGGATTATTAAAAGTAGATATCTGATTAGTATCTGGATCAATTACTTGCCATTCTAAACTTGTTACAGATAAATTTACTGAACCTTGAGCCATTACAATCAATGGCAACGTAGTGAAATTAGGATCTGGATCTGCTAAAAAACCGTACTCATTCTGATTTTCTATATTCGATAATAAAATATTCGATTTAAGATTTACTATCTTAAAAGGTTTATTACTAATATTTTGAACTTGAGTAAACATTTTATAAGAAATTATCTGTTTCGCCTAAAGCATATGCTCTAATAAATTCATAAGTTGAATCCGCTTCTAAATTTGGAGTAACTATTGTAAACGTAGTTTTATCCCCAAGCTTCCAACGAATACTTATTTTTTTAGAATTTAAAACATATTCTATTAATAATCCTTTTACTAAAGTTGAACTATATTCTTTAACGGCTTTTTGAAAAATATATCCAACATTAATAGTTATTACACTAAATAAACTCGCTATTTGCGTATCGCTATAATCCACTCCAGAAATAACATAATCATACTGATCGGCAAAATTAAAATTAGTTTTTTTATTCAAAACAGCGCCATCATCTCCCTGAACATCAGTAGAACTAATATCAGATAATATATCAAAAGGTATTTTAAGTGTTTTGTTAGCTTCTTCAGGAGAATAAAGCAGTTTGCTAGAAAGATTATCTCTATTATCTATATATGAAAATTTCGTTTTAACGTATTCAACAGCAGATACATCAAACTCTACTGGATTATTCTCTTTAATTCCTACTATTCTGTATTGTTTAGAGTATAAAGTACTCGTATTTTGAGAATTTTGTTCATAAATCCATAAAGTCGATGGATTTATAGTATAAATATTTTCTTGAGCAGCTTCATCATCATCAGTTCCGGTAGTTTTTAAAGTTATTTTAGTTCTAAAACTTCCATCCATGCCGACGCTTAAAACTTTATATTTATAAATATATGTAGAATTCAATTGATTTATTTGAGCTTCTGTCACTCCATTAGAAGCTAAAGATTCTGCATTCAATTCGTTTATTGATAAACTTTTCTTTGGAACAATAAAACTTATTATATCATTAACTTTTATGTAGTCATATTTATTATCTAACACTATTTCATCATTATTTACTTCAATTACTCTTCCTCCATATCTATTCGATAATTTTAAAGCATCACTAATTGTAACTATATCTCCTGGAGATAATAATAAACACTCTGGACCTGCTTGAAAAGTTACAAGCTCTTGTTCTATTTGATTTGTAACTAAAAACCATTCGCCAGTTCTTTTAGCTTGCGACTTAGATGTAACACCAAATCCTAAAATTTCTTTTTCTATATATCCATATTTTTTAATATTAATTTGATCTTCAACATAAACTGTTTTGTCTTTATATCCATCAGAAGCGTCTGCGTAAGTTATTTTTGCTACTGTAAAACGAGTATCTTTAGATGATCCTGAGTAGTTAAAAAGACCATCTTTAACATTTGAGTTGTTAAAAATATAAGAAGAAGTCTTTGGCGAATCATTATCAAATTGAACGTAATTATTTGACCAATAAACGATACCTTTAAAAACAGAGCTTACATTATTTACTAAATTAATTACATCAGTTTCTGATTTTAAATATATATTTGAAGTGAATCTAGGCTCAACTAAATCTAAAAAATTATCAAATTTCTGAGCAGCAGATCCAGAACTTGCTATATAACTGCTTATATCATCATCAGAAAACACCTTTTGACTAAAGATATAGTTTTTAAAATCAACCATATTCGTAGAGCTGTCGTTTAATAGTTCTGAAATTATTAAACTTAACGCTTCGTTAGAAGTTTTTGCTTCGAGTCTAGTTACAAAATCTTTTACTGAAGCGAATTGAGAACAAGCTTTATGCAATCCAAACATATTAAATAATCTTAATTGCACCGCCGTAGGAGTAGTAGTTATACTTCTAATTATTTTTTTAAAACATTTATTAACTATATTTACTTGCCCATCTTCATCTATTTCTGAAAACTGTAAATTAACTAAATGTAATTGCTGTCCCACTTGAAACATATCTTTAGTTACAGTTGTTCCGCTTGGTATTGTTAATGTCAAATAGTCATAAGTGCCATAACTTCCTATATTTAAAACTTTAAGCGCTGGAAATTTAGAATTATTAAAAGTAGGAACCATTTCATCACAATATTTACCTATCTTATAAATGGACCATTTATCAGCCAAACTTTCTGGAAAATTAAATTTTCCTAACCCATATCTATTATTAGTTATAATATCATATAGAATCCAAGCTGGATTATCAGTCCATCTCAAGACGGGATCAAATTCACCGCTCCAAATGTCAGTATATTCTTTTACGTCAGAATCATAATTTTCTGGAACTTTAACTTGAAGTAATTTTAAATTATACTGACGACTTGGTAATCCTCCAAAACCTCTTGCGTCAACTCCAGTTATAAAATAAGCTGAATTAGGATATTTAAAATTAGAATTAATTATTTCAGTTATACTACTTACTCCAATATTATTATACATTTTTGTATCAGTAATATCTGGAGCGTTATTAAAACTAAAAACTTTGACATAAGGTATCAGTTTTTTATCTAAATCACTGATGTCCAATACTAAATCAAACTGATAAGGAGAAGAAGCTATACCTCTTACCACATGGTATATATAAATATTCTGATCTGGATTTTGTTTATAACCCAATTTTATTCCAAAATGAGCTTTATTATAATACATACTTCCGTCGCCGCCAATATAATAAAGAGTATTTATTTTTAAAGTTATAACTAAAAAGTCGGCATTCGCATCTTTTACTTCGTGGTATATTCCAAAACATTCTTCAAAAACAGCATCATTATACGATGAAATATTAAAAGTTTCATTTTCTAAAATATTACTAGGTTTTGCATATTCAACTCTTGAGCCATTTTGCCAGCATAAATATGTACTATGAATCTTAGATGTAGCATCTTGATAAACACCTTCTCTAGCCAAAGGATAACTGTTTTTATTTCTTATTAAATTATATAATGATTTATTATATGAAAAAACAACCCCAGGACTAGAATAAGAAAATAACCCCTTTTGTCTATCTAATGGTATAGACGTTTGAAATTCATATCCTATTTTTCCATAAACTTCTATTCTGCTATAGTTGTAAGAATTATTTTTAGAATTTTTTACAGGATAATCGTTTAAGTAAATGCCTTTTAAATTTTCATCGTTATTATCTTTTTTATCAAATAATACTAAATCATTTCCTAAATCATCTACTAATCCAAATATTGGGCCTTCTCCTATTAAATCTTGTAAAAATATTTTATTAGCTGACTGAAGTTTTTCTTGTTGAAGAACGAAAGGGGTTAATATACCATTTTGCAAATAATAATTTATAAGCCTAAAACCAGCAGCAGAGTTATTATTTCTAGAAATATATTCAGATTCATCAATTTTAGATGGCAAAACACTAGTAGACGATCCATCTGGATTATTAATTTGTATTAGTGAGATAAATGCCATTTTATATTTTGTTAATTTATTAATTCAACTTCGTATTTCCAGTAAAAGTAGATACTGGTCCACCAACTAAACTATTAGAAGCTCCTCCAGAAGTATTATTAACCAAATCTATATCAAAATTCATTTCAATACTGCTTATTAAACAAGATCCTACCCTCAATCTTCCATAACCAATTGGAATTGGGGTATTTCTAGCAACACTATTTTCTTTACTACTAAAAATAAAAGATGAAGTTTTCACCTGTTTCGGATCTTTTGGAGTCAAAAGTTTTGCGACCAAAAAGCTTATTCCAAAGCTGATTATAGACATAACAAGAACATTAGCTATAAATGTAATAGCTACTACCGAAGCTGCTGTTGCTGAAGTTGCACCTATTAATCCAGCTATAAATGCTGCCGATATCAATGCCGAAAGCATCACTACTGGTATTATTTCAATTGTTTTACCAATTAATATAGATTTATCAATATTATTTAAATTATCAATTAATTTATCGTCAACCACTAAAATAAAACCAGATATATCGTTTTTAAATCTTTTTACATGCTTTCTTAATTTTGGGAAGTTCGCTGACAAACAATTTAAGATGTCTTGAAAACATGAAGCTTTGATATTAAACTTGGGACAAGCAAGTTTCTTCAAAATTCCATGTAATAAGATTTGTTTCATTTTTTATATTTACACTTAAAAAAGTGTTATCATTTAAACTATATATTATAATAGGAATATCGTAATTTTTAATAAAAAAGAAATCGTTATCAGATGGAGTCAATGAATTAAGATGGCTATGGAAAGACGCAACTATGTTATTATTTTTAACTATATCTGTATAAAAATCATCAATAGGTAAATAATTATGGCAATCTTTAATCTTCGATTGGTATGATTTTAGAGATCCATTTCGAAAAATTAAGCCACCACTTTCATAAGGATAATTTGATAAGCAATAGTTTTTTATCGATTTCAATAAAAATTTACACTGAATAATCGTAAGGTCTTGTTCCAGGAAATCCACCATAAGGTAATCCTTTTGGATGATTGCTCCATCTTAACTTACATCCAGTTAGATCTTTAGAACAACTATCTTTTACCCAATATTCTTTTTCTGTCGATGGATTTTTTATGCCAACGACTTTTCCATCTACACTATACGAAGGGCCATGTGCTTTTAAGCAAACATAAAAAGAATAAGATATATTATCATCAGTTTGTTGTATTTTATTTCCAAAAAAATCGTAATTAATTGAGTCTATGTATTTTACAAATTCTCCAGGATTATAAGTTCTGTTCGTTTGATACGCACCAACAAAACTTATATTTGTTAATCCATAACCCGAATTTGAATAAAAAAGAACATTGTTTTGATCTGCAACTGGAATCCCTTCGTTAGGTTTTCCGTTCCATAAATTAACTGAAGTTTCTGGATATTCTACTCCATTAACTTTTATTATTTGATTGGGCCATGGTATTTTACCATAATTACATCCGCAACCACGATAATTCCAAGAACACATATTATCAGATATTTTTCTATTTGGAATTGTTTGGTTTTCTAAATCAATTGGACTGCTTAAAGCAAACTCAATAAAATATTTGTTTTCTTGATTTTTTCTATTTATTATATAAGTTTCTTCATAAAACGATTCTCCATATCCTTTTACGGCATTTCTTTTTGCTCTATATCCAAAAAAAGGATTAACATTTGCAGAAAAATTAACGTCATCTAGATTTCTTACGAAAATCTTAATTCTTTTTAATTGAGAGTTTATTAGATCGTTTTTATTTTTTATGTAATTAGTAATAAAACCATCTGCATTTGCTATTTTAAATGTAGGTCTATTCTGTTTGCCATCTGATGAAAATTCAAAACCGCTGTATTCTATAGGCATAGCAATATACTGATTACCTCGGTAAACAATATAGTTATTGAAATTTTTTCCAGAATGAAATCTCACCACTCCCAAATTGTTATCTACATATATTTCGAATAAATCAACAAAAGAATCAGGATCTAAATTTATTAATGAATTTGCAGAAATAAGGTCTGACATAATTATGATATTATTTTTTGAACTTTTCCTAGTATATTTGGCCTATCTGACTGTGAATAATAAATAGGAGCATCTGTTTGTATTTCAGACTTATCAAAAAAAGCTTTATTTTTATATTTTGAAACCAAATAATCACATATTATCCTTTGAGGTCTTCCAGTAGATAAGCCTACTATATTTTTATATACTAAAACTTCATATAATTTCATTGTAAAATATGGACTATAAGTTGAATTATCATTTGCTTTAGCGCCACTTCCTATCAAAATTTGCACATTAGTATTATCTAACATTATTTGCTGCATGTCGCTTGTTGCTGCCAATCCTCCATAATAACCATTTATATATTTATAGCTTTTATTATTAGAATAAAAACCATTGAATAAAATAGAAAATTTATTTTTTGTTATTAATACTGATTTTCCTCCTGAATATTGAGATTTTATATAATCTCTATTTCCTATTCTATTTATATTAAAAGTATTAGAGTCTTTTGATTCTGTTATAATAGCTTGTCCATTAGTTGGTGTTCCCATGACAAAAAAATTATCACTACCCCAACGAATAGCATTTTTTGATTCGGGTATCGAATTTGTTTTTTCTTTTTTATAACTGAATCTAAAACCTGCATTATTAGTTGATCCAAAAAGATTTTTATATAAATCATTATCACTTGCATATGGTGAATTTATATAAGGTGAACTTGTTATAGAAATACAATGTTTATCTTCTCCACTCCAAACATCATTCATAGTTACAAAAGATCCAATAGCTAATGTTAATTCAGTTATTTCTTGTTCTGTAGGCATAGAAATACTAGCAATACTCAATTCGCCAGTGCCACTATTATAACTTGTTATAATTCCTGTTATATATTTTGTTTCAGATTCTTGAATTCTAACAAACTCTCCAATTGCAGTTGAAAATGATTTTCCAGTTTCTATATTTATAGTAGCCGTTGAACCTTTTTCAAAAGTCTTACTAGCAGTCATATAAGACAAATAATTATCATTAACATCTGTTTCTATTACATAAACATTTAATAAATCTGTTAATGTTTCTTTTGTTGCTGTATCTACACTTGCAGAATCTGATATAGTAGCTTTTAAAAATTTAGAACAATCATTTCCATCATCCATTTTTAGATAATACTTATTTAAATCTAAATCGCTATCTAAAAAAGATTGTATTACAGATATGCCATTTGTATTTACTGTAAAATCTTTTATTGTATTTCCATTACTATAAGAAGTAGCGCTCTCAACAGATCCAGAAATCAGTTTAGTAAATTTTAAATTATTACTGCTAGAATAAATATTAATTCCTTCAGTAGAATTTATATATCCTATGCTAACTTCTGATTTATTATTTGGATCTTGATTTATTTTTATAGCAAAACCAGAATCATTTTCAGATCCGAATTCATAAGTGTTAATACTATTAGTTGTTTGTGGGTCACCTCCATCTGTCACCTCTCCTAGTGCAAAAACAATTTGAGGTTTAAAACTTTTTTCTCCCAATGTTCCACCATTTCCACCATTCAACTTTAATATTTGAGCTGTTGTTGGCAATCGGTCTCTTGTATTCTTATCTATCTTAGGTAAATCATTTCCATGGTATGAAACTACATTAGTTGCTTCGCTAAATGGCATAATTAATTTCCTCCTTTTTGTGGATATAAACTTGCTTGATATTCTATGATAGCCATAACACTATAATTATTTGAGTTTAATGATCTTGTAGCGTCATTAACAAACGTCTTTCCATTATATACACCTGTTCCTTTACCCATTCCTGCACCAGCTCCTCCATACACTAAATAAGGTTGCGCTATTAGAGGATTAAAAAAATCATATAAAACAGCAGATCCCTTTGTTTTGACGTAGTTTATATTTTTATCAGATTCTGCCATATTAAAATATCCGACAAATTTACCTACATTTTGTGTATTATTATTAGAATATATAGCAGGTAAAAGTTTATCGAATTTATTATTTGAACTGTCAACTACGTCAGTGAAAGAAATTGTATCACCAGCACCGCCACCTCCCGCAAATACAGAAGAGGCATCTTTATTTATATTAATTATTCCGCTGCAATTTATATAAAAACCATTTTTACCTAAACGCGCAGAATTTGTATTTGTTCTAACTGTATTTCCCCCCTTGCCAATAACATTAGAGTTATAAAAATTTAAAACAACTCCAGAAGGCATCATAGAATAATTTCCTGTTATTATAAAAGTTCCAGTATTAAAACAGTCATCTACTGAATCTGGGCTTAATGGACCATAAGTAACATTATTAAAATTTATTTTGATTCCAGAATATAAAGAAAAAGCTGGCCCAAATCTAGCATTGCTTTCTATATATTTATATAAATCAAAACAATTTTGATTTGGTCCTGTTACAGTAAATTCTTCTACTCTTCCATCTATTCTTATAGAAGGAGGATTAATTCCAAAAGTTTGTAAATTCTGTAAAGTTAATCCACTGATTACCTGTTGATTATTTATAAGAGAATTAAGATCGTTGACTCCAGAAGCAAAAACATAATCTCCACTATTTTGTCCTAAATAATCATAATTATATCCACTTACTCTAACGTAATAATCAGTACCTAATTTTACTCCAGTAAAATTCATCGTAAAAGATGACTCATCAGGAGTACCAATATCATATAAATTATTAGATTTATTTAAAACAACTCCTTTCGAAGAACCAGTAAAAGAACCTGCTGAAAAAGCTCCGCTTGTTTGACTTAATCTTCCAGAAAAATCTGTATAATAAAATCCTGATTCTGGAATAGTGAATTGTGTTTTTAAACACAATTGATTCAAACTAAAATCATAATATGGCGCGACAATACATGTCTTCAATCCACTCAAAAATTTAGTAGGAACATTTTTACCATCATCATAATATTGCCCAGAATATGTAAGTATTAAATCTGTATCACTTATAATACCTAAATTTTCATTTTCTTGTGTTATAGCTCTTCTTCCGGTATATAAAAAGTTACCAGTAAATTGATTTGTATCATGTGGAACTTGACACAGCAGGTTATATGTAGCATAACCACCTGCTGGAGCAGTTTCTTGTGTATCTGAAGAATTAATTAAATTTATGAAATTAACGTCAGTATTATCAGGTGTATTTGGATAAACTTGATCCGCACCCAAAGTAAAAGTTATTGGTTTGCGTTCTTGATTTCTTATTTTTATATCTGCTGTTTTTGTAAAACCAATTGGCACGAAACCAAAATTAACACCAGAAGGAATTAAAGTTGTATCAAATTTTCTATCATAAGAAAAATCAAATTTAGATTCTATAAATTTTGCCTGAATTGTATGATTATCTTTAAAATTAAATGTGTGACTCCACTGAGGACAATAGAATGATCTTGTTCCAGTATAAGGAGCGAACATATCATACTGAAAAAGTTCTACTCCATTATGATTTTCAAGAAAATGTAAAATTGCTTTCGCTTCTTTATCTGATCTATTATTAAATTCAAGATCAAAATTAAAACTATTTGGATTTATGCCATCATTTTGATATAAGTAAAAACTATTTAAGTCATTTTTATATTTACTAGAATCAAAGTTTATATTTTGAACAAGATCGGGAGAAAAATAAAACTTTTGTGTCCAATAATTATTAGATTCTGTAGAATAAGGACTTACGTTTTTAGATGCCGTATCTCCGCTATAATAAAAGAATCCATCTGAACTATTACTAGATCTAAAAGGAAAAACATAATCGTGCTTTTCATACATTACTGTATCAAAGTAATTATTTTTTACAGTGAAAGGTATTAATTTTTCTTGCCAAGATGTTATAGATACGAAAGGAGATTCTAAGCTTAAAGTAACTGTATTAAAATCTATGTTTTCTAAATTGTTATTTATTGTTTTTAAATAATATGGTCTTACTTTTTCATGAGGAAAAAATAAAGCCATATTGACGGGTTTCATACCCTGACCATCTGGCAAAGAGCTTTTAGTATAATGATTCTGATAGAAATGATTTAACGCTCTTGCCTCATTATCAGTGATTCCTTGGAAGTTTAACTCAGCTTCAACTTGAACAACATTTTCGCTTTTTCCAAGAATATATTTATAATTATCTTGAAATTTATTTTCATAAAAATTAGCATTGAAACTAACTTTTGAACCATACGTTGGTTTAAAGAAGAAATCTTGAGTCCACCAATCAAATGTATCTTCGCCATCAATAACATTAAAAGGGCTATCAGGTCTTGTCCAAAAAACATTTTGACCAGATGTTAAAAACTTTTGACTATTTAAATAATAATAACCAGTTTTTCCAGCTTTAGGATTCGTTACTGTTTCTGTGATTGGCGACGGATATGCATTTGGATCTGTGTAAATTCCTGAATTAATCCCCGTATAATATACAATTTCAAACTCATTAAACAATATGCCAGTTTCATAATATGGTACATTTGGCATTAATATTCTATAATCATTTATAGCTTTCATATTGTATTAATAATTTGCGTATAAATTATAATCAGCATTATTATACACGCCTATATAATGCTCGTAAGGAGTTTCTTTATTTTTATATGTATCATTTAAAGCATTAAAAAAATTACCATTAAAAAACATCGCATATGTCTGCTCGCGAGGATAATATTCTTCATCAGTTGCGCGAGCTGGATTACAAGGAAAATTTATATAGTTAATAAATAATACGCTTGTATTATCCAAGTACAATTCTGAATTTAAAAAATTGTCAAGAAAAGTTTTATTTACTTTTAAAGATAAAATTGGACATCTTTTACTGTAATTAAATTTTTTACTTATATCTAATCCCTCATTAGTTTGATATTTATCTTGTTTTGGATCAAATGTTACATCAAAGCTAGCACTCATAACTTCAAATCTCATATTGTTGCTATTTAATTTTGTAAAAGCTGCCGCGCTTACTAATTTCATTGAATTACAACCAGCGTTTTGAGCATCTATCATAGTTGCTTGTACTGTTACTGATACATAATACCACTCTTCATTATCAACTTCTGAAGGAGGGTTAGATGTTCCAGTTCCAAATTTTGGATCTTCTGTATTAGGAGCTGTAGAATCTTTAATTTCTTTGCTAGTAACTGCTGAACCTGGAATTACTATTGGACCGTTATTATTAACTGTTGGAGGATTAATGATATTTGGATTATCAACTTCCATTGGAATAGTAATACTTGAACGTTTTCTATTCAAAGATTGCATCATTTTTATTTTACTAAATCCATAATTATCTTCTGAAATTTCATAACTTTGACTTGCAATTATACCTGTTAAATTAATAGTGTCAGATATGCTTGTATCAGTATTATCTCTTAATACAGCAGAAAAGACTGCTGAATTTCCATGTATATCTAAAACACCATCCAAGTTATTAGTTGTGATATTAAATTCTGCATTTATTTCTTTCATTGCAACTCTTAACGGAAAAGAGTCTCCAGCTCTTAAAATAGGAACTCGCTCTACAGAAAATTGATAATCAAAATCCGTAACTACAAAATCAGTCGCATTCTGAACCCAAGTCGATCTATCATCAGTCAAAATATAACTCGACATACCGTTCAAGATATTCAAGCCAGAAGTGAATGCTTGATTAATATTATTAATGCCGGGAGCAGTTTGCGCTGCTCCTAACGAATTAAGAACTATCGAATCAGTATTTAATGCTCTTACTCCATGATAAAAAACAAAATCTGCTTTAACTGGAATTGGCTCAAAAGGTCTTACAGAAAGACTTAAATTTGTTAAATAACAGTCTGGTATATATAATTGATTGAAAGCTATCGAAGTAGGAACTTCGCTTTGATTTTCTAATCTTAAATAACTAGGAATCGCTCCTGTTAAAAAAAAATTTACAGAAACAGATCCTTGTATTGGAGAAGTTGGCGCATAATACAATAGATTTCCATTTATATCTTTTACTGGAACAGTATTAGAACTCAATTGAAAACCCAATGAATTAGCTGGAAATAAGTTATTATTTATAATAACTTGATTTATATCAAATGTAATAAATTTAGCCATTTTATTGACTTATATATGAGCCGCCCTCTGATGCTGTATCTGATTCTATAAAATATGATACTGTCGTAGTTAAATTTTTTGCACCTGTTAATATTGTAATTGTTGGTGAAGATGGATTTGTTACTGCATAAGCGACCCATCCAACACTATCGAATTTATTAAATTTTAATCTATCGGTTCCTGCACCATTAAATTTTTGATTTACTGTGGTATTTGATTTTCTAGCTTGAAGATTTAAAAATGCTTGACCAGTTATAGCGCCAGAAACGTATATTTGAGTTCCAGGATTTATATCATTTGGATTCTTAAATTGATTTGTTGAAGCATCCCACAATTGATAAAATGGTTTACTATCCAATGTAGTGCCACTTACATAAGTATTTCCACCTACATTAGTTAAAAGAATATCTCCAAACTTATTAAATACTAGATAACCAGTTCCAGCGCTTATTCCACTATTTAATTGACATGTAAAATCTACGCCTATAACTTGTCCAGATAATGGGCATAGTGAATGATAAGCCAAACTTCCAGTTGATTGATAATCATAACTAATATTATCTAAGTTAAGATAAACTGGAGTATTTGATTCTGTACAGCTTGCTCTATGAACTTGTAAAAACTTACCTTGAGAGAAATCATTGTTTGTGCTGTAATATCTTGAAATATCTAAATCACCTTTTTCAGATATATTACAAATATCGCGACTTGAGTAACTTGTATTAGATGTATCGCCAGTTTGGAAAAAGAATTCTCCAACATCTCCAGCATCAGCATAATTGTTACTTCCAGAAAATCTGTAACCAACCAACATATTATTTTTAGTGCCAGAAGAATATGTGGTAAATATACTATCAACTGGACCAGAAGAACCTGGAAAATTGCTCTGATATTTAAATATTAAAGTTTGGCTAGATGATTGATATCTAGAAACTAAATCTCCATTAGATCCAGAAATATCTGTTGGGTATACTGGATCAATACCGCCCACACCCAATCTGCCATTGCTAACATCAAAAATAAAAGGATCTGTATTGCTAATTGTTCCTACTGTTTTATTTTTTGCTAAATATAATTGAGTTGTTGAAGGATCAAAAGTAAAAGAAGCTGTATTTGTTTGTCCTACTTTTCTAAAATAAAAATTTGGATAAGTAGTATCTTCAATTAAGAAAGTCTTGTAAGTTGTACCATTAGTCGTGTCGTTCGTAACCATCAAACGAGCATCAGGAAATCTTCCTGTATTATTTCCTATTCTAGATAAAGCATAATTAGTATCAACAAAGACAGCGCCACTTAACCCTAAGAAAGTTCCACTAGTAGTTGCTGCGCTAGGAAAATAATTTATGTATAAATTTTTATTACTAAAGATACCACTATAGTTAAAATCAATATCATTATTATTTGTATTATCATCCAAAGTAATTCTAAAACCAGTTGCAGCAAAAACTTGAACACTAGCTCCAGATTCGACTTGAGATACAGAATACTGACTACCATCAGATAATAATAAACCACCATTTGCATCTATAACTATACTAGAATTATCTATAGAAGCAGAACCTCCAGTAATAAAAAAATTACCATTTGAAACATTTCCTAGATACCAAGGATAATTATTATCACT